GGATTTAGATAAATCAAGTTGAGTAGTATTTTGTTTAATTGAGACAATTTCTTCTTGTAGCGTTTGTATACTTCTCATCCAAGATCTAATGTCTGAATTATTGGCAGAAATCTGGTGGTTTAGATCCGCTAGTTGTTTATTGAGTTCTGTAATAATCATTAATTTGGAATCTAAATCTAGAATTTCTGTTTCCAACTTGGAAAGTGCTTCTTCTACAGAAGTAGACTTAGTTTGTTTTTCGGATACTACTGAACTCTTGAATGTATCATCTATAGACTGCTTACATGTGGGACAAGTGTCATACTCACTGAAGAATGAAATTTCTTTGTTGAGAGCTTTCTTCTTATTTTCTAATTTTGATTCCAATTCAACAATCTTGGTTCGTTTGGATTTTAGTTTGTTAAGTTGTTCTATATCAACCAACTTACTTTGTAAATCAAGATCCAAATCTGAGATGAGTTTTGTTGCGGAATCAATCTTAGTATTTAGATCGGCGATTAAGCTAGATTTACTGGCTATCAAGTCATCATTATTAGATTTGAGAGACTTTACGTGTTTCTCATTGAGTTCAATTTTCTGTTCAACAAGTGTAATTAGTTTATCAGCTTCAATAAGATCAAACTTATTTTGTGTCAATTTGTCTCTTAACAACACATTCATTGTAGAAAAGATCTCAATATCTAATAGATCTTCAATTACCTGGCGCCGTTCACCAGGAGATAACTGCATGAATGGAGTATAATTTGCTGATCCAAGAATAACAATCTGGCAAAATGAACGATGATTCATCTTCAGAATAGTTTTTTCTAAAAATTCTTGATATTCACTAACCGTAGCGTGTTGATTTAATAGAATACCATCTTGATGTATCTCAAATATGTTTGGTTTCATACCACGGCGAATTAGATATTCTTTTCTACCTATACTAAATTCGATTTCAACCAGAAGATTTTTCTGTGTAATCGAATTGATAAGTTGTGGTTTGTTAATATTTCTATATGGTCTTCCATATAGAACAAACATTATAGCCTCAGTTATTGCTGACTTACCTGCCCCATTTTTTCCGATAACTAGAGTAGATTTTGATCTATTTAGGTCAAGTTCAGTAAATTGGTTGCCAGTGGATAGTAAGTTTTGGTATCTTAGTTTTTTGAATAAAATCATTACTTTCCATCATCTAATAATTCTAGTTTAGCGTGTTCATATCCTGCTTCATATGCAGCTTTGATCCAACTCAAAATCAGATCATTGATAAACTTATCAACACCATCATAGAATCGTTCTGATCTTAAACTAAAAACTTCTACTTCATTAAACCAATCATCAAAGATCATTATTTTACTCCACAGATAAAGCTTCACTATACAAGTCAGTCAAGAATGAATTCAACTTGTTCTGTTTCTCTGGTTCCCATTGGTTGGATGTTTGTGAAGCAGCTTTTTTAAGAATAGTCAGAGTATCCTCGGCTTGATCAAGAATATCTTCATCATCTTCTAAATTAAGATTCAAATTATCATCAACTACCTGAACATCTAGTGGCTGAACTTCTTCAATCTTATTCAGAAACATATCAAACCAATATGGGTTGTTCTTAGCATGAACAATAACTTTAATTATACAACCCCTAAAATGATCTACATTAATGTCTAATACAGATTCCATTTCATTATTTGAATCATCATAATGAATTTTATGAAACATACTAAACTTATTTTGGATAAAAGTCAATTCTCTTGTATCAGTATCGAAAATATGAAATCCCCTAGGATCATTCCAATCTGACCAGTTCATTTCATATGGAGCACCTAAGTAGTGGATATTACCCTTACTCGATTTATGATGAAAGTGTCCAGAACATACTACATCAAATTTATCAAATAATTTAGGATCAAACCCGTGATCATTCATGGCACCTCGGTACATTTCAAATCCAGAAAGTTCCAAATGCCCCAACAGAACTTGAGCTCTAGTTTCAGCGAGGAACTGCATACTCTCTTGATAGTTTCCCGAACACACCCATGGATACATTGCAATCTCCAAACCATCGAAGAACCGCGTTGTAGGTGATGGATAGACTGTAATATTCTTGTATTCGCCAAGAAGAAGTTCAGGCGAATTAATCTCATTGGTATTCTTATATGGAGTACAATGATTTCCAACAATTACATGAAGATCAATTTCTCTCTTCTGTAACTCATTAAACCAATAGTTTCTACATGCGGATAATGATAGGAAATTGACAAACTTTCTCCTATCGTAAGTGTCTCCTAGATCAATGACAGTTTTAATATTATGTTCTTCAAGATAAGGGAAGAACTGTTCTGAATAAAACTTGGCAAAATATGCAGCAAATGCTAAATTGTCACCGCGAGCGCCGAAAGTGTTGGTCAGTAATTAGAGCTAAACGCATACTGACACCTCCTTTAAGAAAAATATTTGTGTTATTAGTGCTAACTTCATTTTCTCTTCTTGTAGTATTCTTTGACTATTAGATCACAATAGTACTGAACATTCTCTAGAGTTTGAATATTGTTATATTTGATATTATCCGGAGTATTTGGATCTCTAATTGTCTCGATCATCTGGTAAATGATCGGTGGTAGTGAGTTCAGTTTGCTCATCTTCTTTATCTTCTTCAATAAAAACTTCTATACCCTTCTTCTTACTAGATTTGAGTTTAGTAGTTTCAAATTTCTCCACTAGTGATTTATACTTATCAGTATCTAAATCAATATCCATTGCTGTAAAATGAGATAGATCATCAGGGTGCATATCAACAAGATTATTCATTGTAACAGATTCAATCATTGATTTATGCTTAATATACTGCTGTTTCTGTTCTTTCTTAATTCTACGAATAAATGCGTAATAGATGATTGTAGTCAAATATGCAAACGGATTCTTGTACTTATCAGGATTGAAATTATGGAGATACAAAAGACTATTTTCTATCCCGTCACCAATCATTTCATCCTTGAATGTATAACCCACAAAATTTGGTTTTGTAGCAAGTCTTACAGCAATTTTGTAGATCACAGTACCTATATATTCTGGAACTCTGGGCCACTCTGATTTATCTAGCCCTAAATCTTTTGCTTCATTTAGTTTAGTTAAATACTTGACCATTTCAGTATATAGTAACTTATTATCTACATAATGTACTCTTGGTTTAGCTGCCATTACTGTATCGTTTCTCCGAGAGATTTAATAACATCTTCATAGTTTATGTATTCATTATACCTCTTAATGAAATACTCTCCTATATAAAGTTTCACTGGAATATGGCATAAATGGGACAAAAGATAATGCTTGTCCACTTTGTGTTTGAACTTGAACAATAGATAGCGGATTATCAATATTTATGACAGTTTCAGATTCTAAATCTGATTCGGTAGTTCCAATTAATTCTTCACCACTAACCAACTTAATACATATATGTTTCACATCTTCACCTTTAGATTATATAGTGTGTAGTCGAATTTTTCTGCATCATATATCTTAACTCTTTCAATAAAGTGTTTCAGTGTGTAGTTTTTGTGAGTTTTCCAACTAAAATCGTCTACAATATCATACAATGTAGCGTCTTCTTTACTTTCATGTAAGCGAAGCATGCGACCAATAGACTGTAGAACTTTAATCTCGGATTTAGAGGGAGCACCAGTGATCATGTGGTGCAACTTCTTGATATTAACACCCGTGGACAGTTCCTAAAGAACCAAGTAAGTTCGCATTGTGTTCTTCTTCAATCGCTTTCCGGATAGCTTCTCGATCAATACCCTTAACCGATCCATCAATATAGAATGTATTATCCGGAGATTTGGATGAGATTAAATCATACAGTATCTTACCATGCTCAATCATCTTAAAGAAAATCAACTTGTTTCCAGACAATGAGAGAGTAAGATTAGCAATGAATTTATTTCTAGCTTCACATTTAGCTAGAAATTCGATTTCTTCATGATAAGTTTTAGTTTTCATCAACTTGCATAGTTCCGGTGGATACTTAAGAACTATACACTTAATTTTGAGTTTTGATAGATGATTTTGTTCCATCAACTCTGTAGTTGATGTAGCTTTATACTGAGGTCCAAACAAACCTTCAATAGTAATTTGATTGAGAATATTAGAACCTAAAGTGCCCGTGGTTCCAAATCTATATTTACATCTATCAAGTGATGATAAGATCTGAATTAGTGAATCCGCTTTCATACCATGGGCTTCATCACCAATAACTACTTCAAATTGATCATACCAAGACTTAGGTTTCTTAGTCTTACCATTATTAAGAGACTGCCATGTTGTGATGCAAATATCACAATCTATATTCTCACTCTTGGACAATCCATCTGTACTTGCATGAATAGTTCCCGTGTAACCATATTCTCTGAAATCACTGGCCATCTGATTCACGAGATTGATAGTAGGAACTATTAGAAGAGTTTTCTTGGAATACCATCTCAATAGCATGTAAATAAGTAAAGATTTACCACTACCGGTTGGACTTAAAACTAACCTTCTATTTGATCTTACACACTTCAATAGAGATTTAACTTGGTAATCTCTAGGTGCCATTGGTAGATTAAGCGATGTTATGAACTCATTTAGTTCATATTCCGAAACATCCGAATGATATAATTCTGGATCGAACGAGAATGAATATCCTCTAGCATCACAAAATTTCTTGATTTGCTGAGATAGGCCAGCGTAAACAACACCAGATAGGGTATTTACCAGTCGTATTTTTCCGTCCCAGAATTTAGCTTTATATTTAGGTGAGAACTTATAATTGTCTGCAAAATAAGTGAAATGATCTGACAATTCCATCACAATAGATGGCTCTGCAATTATTTTACAATGAACTTCATTTAAGTATCTTAAGTGTACATCTGCCATTATTGTCCTACTTTGAACTTCTCCCAATCAATATAAGCTCGTATATTGAAGTTTCTTCCATGTAATGTTTTTAGAATAGATTCAATCAAATCTATTTTTTCATTTTGTAGTCCAATTTTAAGTGTACTAGAAATTATGTCTTTATCGGCATCAATATAAGATGATAAGTCAGATCTAAGTACTTTACCTACTGCAGGTAGACTCCAACCTTTAGCATGAGTCTCTTCAGTTGGGCCCATAAGATAAAATTCTTGTTTTTGTAATCTCAGTTCTTTAAGTTCGGATTCATATTTTTTGAGTACTAATCTTTCATTGGAGTAGATTTTGTAGTATTTATGATGTAACTCTGAGATACGTAAAGCTTCACCACCAAGATCGGTTTTATCTAATTTAGAATCTTGTTCCCATAGTTCAAAAATAGTATCTAACTTCATTTGAATAGATTCTTCTGTTTCTTTCGGGCCTGCTCAAGATGGATCCTATTAGCACGTTCAGTATAACAAGTGCCATTTAAGTGGTCCAACTCATGCTGGAAAATCCGTGAAGTCAAGCCTTCAAAAAATGTAGTAACCACATTACCATTTGGTTCAGTATATCTAACCTTAATCTTATGCGGCCGTTTCACTTTCAGATATAAACCGGGAAATGAAATACAGCTTTCTTCCAAAACAGACAACTTAGTGTTAGATTGATCCACAATAATGGGATTAAAACATACAATGATAGGATTGGATTTAATAGCAAAAGCTCTGTAGGGAAGTCCCAGTTGATTTGCAGCTACACCCATTCCATTCTTATCTAGCATGGACTGTGCTAGATCGTGGGCCAACTCAATAGGATCAATAGGTGGATTTGTAAAATCAAATTTTGGCATTACATTCTTCAATAAAGAAGAATTAAGTTCATGAATCATAATAACCTCCAATATTAGTTCTATACCATACTGAGGTTAAAGTAAATCAAATTTCATTAAATCTTAATGTATCGAAAGAGAATGAAGCATTGATTGTAATATACTGAACATCAGTTATTGTAGTATCAAAATCTAGTGGTGAAATAGAAGTTGGAAAAATACTGTGCATGGTAATATCTAACACAGGTCGTTTAGAACTATTTAAGACTACAAGACTGGCATCAAAATCGGTTTGTCTGTACTGATCAAAATTTTCTGGGAAACCTAATTCTACCATCCAATTCCAAAGTTCCAAATAATTGGAAAGATTTTCATCTGCAAGGAATGTAAGATTGAGTTCGCTATACACAATGTTGCCGGGTTTGGAAACTTTAGTAAATGGTGTAGAAATACTAGTTACACCAAGATTAATACCCGGTAATGATACTTGCTGAATATTGAATGTGGTGTTTGGTATCTTACTTAACTTGAACTGAAAGCCAAGTGGAGATAAAAAGTTTCCTTGAGACATTTGATTTCCATTTACATATCTTATCAGAGTGATATAATGAATTATCAGCAATGAGTTGTATTAGTAGTATATTTATACTGATTCAAATATGTTACGGTGCTAACCAATCCTGAAAGGATTTAATTTAGAATGAATAAACGGTTACAAGCTCCAACAAAAGAAGAGTTACAAGAACTATATTCTAATTCTTCATGTTCTATTTCCGAATTGGCCAGAAAATATTCTACTTCTAATCCCACTGTAAGGAAGTGGCTAATTAATTATGAAATTCCGCTAAAATCTCATACTCAAGTTTGTCAGTCTATAAACAAACTTCGTACTAAAAATATTCCGGAAAGAGAAACTCTGGAACATTACTATAATACTCATTCTATTTATGATACTTATAAATTCTTCGGTGTTGGCCAGCAAACTCTTTACGATTGGTTGTCTATTTATAATATACCAATTAGGACACTATCTGAATCTTGTTTGCTGGGTAAGGAACGACAATTTGAGGAGTTAAGAAACATCAGTGTGGATGAAGTTGTACTTGCTTACAAGACGTATAAGAATGATGGTATATCTGCCGAGAAACTTGGAATTTCACCATCATATTTCAAGACTCTAAGATACAAATATGATATTGAAACTAATTTCTCTAGAAGTATTGGTGAACAAAATCTTCTAGAATATTGTGGTGAATCTTTTGTCGGGAATAATCGAAGTGTCATTAACCCATTCGAATTAGATATAGTATCTAAAGAACACAAATTAGCAATTGAATATTGCGGACTTTATTGGCATTCAGAATCTATGAAAGAAGATAATTGTTATCATAGAAATAAGTATAATCTATGTAAAGAGAAGGGATATTCTCTTTTAACTATATTTGATAGTGATGATCTTACTAAAGTAAAAAGATTAATTGATTCTAAACTCGGTAGACTTGAAAGTGATTATGCAAGAAAATGTATCATTAAAGAACTTAGTCCCAAACTTGCTAATGAGTTCCATAAGAAATATCACATTCACAATTCATCGGGTGGTTCAATTCATTTGGGTCTATATCTTAATTCTGAATTGGTTATGGTGGCTTCTTTTTGCAAGTCTAGGTTTAATAAGAAATATGAATATGAATGCTCAAGATTAACGAGCGGTGATATTAGAATTATCGGTGGCGCTTCTAAGCTATTTAAGCACTTTCTATCTAAAAAATCTTCTTTAATTACGTATTCAGATCTAAGATTTGGTAATGGTTCCGTATATTCGGATCATTGTGGGTTAAAATATCTTGGAGATACTAATCCTAATTATTGGTATTTCAATAATGGTCAACTTCATTCGAGAGTTGCATTCCAAAAGCATAAACTCCAGAGTAAACTAGAGAAGTTTGATCCTAATTTGAGTGAATATAGAAATATGAAATTAAATGGATGGGATAGAATTTGGGATTGCGGTAATGCAATTTATGTTTCAGAATAAAAAAAGAAGGGGCCGATTAAGACCCCTTCTAGTTTGTTAGATTTTATGTTCTAGTTAATAACTTACATTAAGTTAGAAACGATTAGTCTGCGATAGTAGACGTTAGAATCCTTTTCAAGAGCCGCAGTTGAAGAAGGAGCCGTAGCGCCCTTAGCAAATGGGTTTGGAGCGATTCCGTATCGTGTCTTGAAGCCGATTTTTGGCTGGAATGTTGACGCATCAACTGCTCGTACCATTTGTAGAGGTACATATGGGCAGTAGAATAGACCAGCATCAAACGCGCTAGAACCCTTATAGCCAACAACCATATAGTTAGCACCAGCATATGGATCAATATAAACTCTTAGTCTACCGTTAAGAACACCGGCAAAGGTATTACCTGTGTCATCAACCTGTAGATTATTTGAATTGAGTGCTGGAGCATAGTCTAGAACACCGGCCATTTGAAGAGCAGAAGCAACATCTGAAGAACAGATAATTACGTTACCCTTACCGCGTCTGGTAGCTTTAGCAATAGCATTGGCTTCACGTTCAATCTGGAACATAAGACCCTTGAATTTTTCAACTGACCAACGGCCGTTTGAATCTGTATCAAGATCGAATACACCTGCAGTGGTTGTACCTTCGGTAGCACCAGCGACAGCAGTAACAGCAATTGAACGAATTACTTCACGATTAATTTCTGAAAGAATTTCAGCAGATAGAATATTGCTTAGTTCAGTTTCAGCATCAAGACCGTGAATTGCTTTAAGATCCTGTGCAAGTTCTAGTGAGTATTCAGCTTTAAGGGCACGTGAACCAGCAGTTACTGTGACCTTTTCAATGCTGAATGCCATTTCTGGGAATGTAGTACCAGAACCAAGACCTTCGGCATTGGCTGTACCCATTGAACCAGCAAAGTTATAGATACCATCAGCAGCAAGGTTAGAAGTGTGAGTAATGTCACCAGGTGCAGTACCTGTGTGCTTCTGACCTAGTGTATTAGCGCCAGATGATAGAGTAGACTGTGAAGTGTCTGGCTCATTGTAGAATGCTTCAGTACCAGCCTGATTGCTATAACGAGCACGCATAGCAAAGATTAGACCAGTTGGACCAGTCATAGCCTGCACACCGCAAACATCATATGCAATTAGGTTAGGCATTGCACGACGTACTAGTGAAATTAGAACAGGATCGAAGTTGTCGATTTCTGAACCGGTAGCATTAGTAGGAGCAGCTTCACCCAAGAATGAACCACCTGAAAGCGCCTGACGACCTTCATTAAGTGAACGCTCGGTATTTTCCAGAATAGTTGCAGTAATTGCACGCTTGTGCGGATCTTTAATCCCTGGAAGATCCTCATGTTCTAGGATTGGCTTCCACTTGTTTTGAATTTCTTCAGATAGCATTGACATTTTTATCTTCTCCCTAAAAGGTATTTTTATTTACTTATTTATTATTTCACGGATTTTGCAATTGCCTGCACATATTTGTTCATATGTGGTGCAGTGTAAGTTTCGACTGTAGTATCATCTGTACCATCAATTGATTCAGTGATTAGTCCAGTATCATTCGATACCTTCTTATCGGAGAAGTAATTTTCTCTAATAATTTCTAATTTGCGCTTGAATGAGTCTGTATCGGTATATTCAAGACCTTCAGCAAGCACTTTAAGCTTTTCGGCTTGAGTTGCAGCAAGCCCATCTGAAACTTCTTCAAAAACTGTTTCTTTAGCTGAATCAACTAGTGTAGATTCAAGAGTAAGTTTTTCGTCAAGAGTTTCTGTTAGCTTAGTTTTGAGCTCATCAACTTCGGCTTTAAGTTCAGCTACAAGATCAATTCGGCTCTCTGGAACTTCAATATAATGTTCAGCAAATACATTCTGAAGTGACTTCATGAAGTTTTCGGCAATCTCTGTACGAAGTGAGGTTTCAAGTTCAAGCTTGTTTTCTTCCATCCACTCCTCAACACAATAACTCATGTACTGATCAATTTTTTCGGTAAGTTGTGTAGTAAAGTCGTCTACAGATTCATTGAACTTAGTTTCAAAAGCTTCTTCAAGTTCTGCTTCTTTAGCTTCAAGTTCTTCAGCTAGTCTAGCATACTCTAGATTAATTCTAGTATTAAGTGCTGCTTCGAAAATTACAGAAGCCTTTTCACGGAAGTCTTCGGTAAGAGTATCATCATTGGCGAAGATCTCATCAATATCTTCTTTTACAGAAAGTTTCGGCATAGGCATTGGTGCAATTGCCGAAGTCCCCTTAGCAGCGGAACCTTTAGCTTTAATTGTCGCTTCATTTGAACCAGATTTATCAGTAGCACCAGGTGCTTTATTTGGGCCAAAAAGTGACTGTGCTTGATCGAAGAATTTAGATAGGTCTTCTTTACCAAGTTGCGATAGAAGGGAAGTGAATGTAGAAAGCATTTCAGCTTTAGATCCACCACCAGGTTTTAGAGTTTCTGAAGCAGCTGATTCATCGATAGATTCTTCATCTTCAGTTTCGTCCTCTTCACCTAGGACGGCAGTAATAAGTTCTTTGGAATCTTCATCTAGATTGTCAAGTTCTTCATCAGAAAGTCCTTGAACGAAATCTAGTAATTCTTCCTTTGTCATATCGGTCAAATCAACCATTTCGTACTCCTTTGAGGTAATTTTTATTATTTATTATTCTTAAATTTTTGATAATTTGTACATATATAGTTCGAAAAGTTGTAACTTTCTTTCATCTAATTCTTTAAGTCTTGTAGCTTCATTGATTTCTTTTTTAGCTTCTTCAGCAAGTTGAATAGCTTTCCAACCGTTGGATTCATCATAAATCCAATCAACAGACTCCATAATACCATTAACCCAAGCATCTGGAGCTGATGGGTCTGTAACTACATCTGCTGCCGTCACTAATCTAAAATCTGATTGAACTTCATTAATACCCGAACGATTTGGTTTCAATGATCCTAATCCACGAGAAGAAACACCAATCTTTCCACCCATGTTGATGATGCCTTTGACATTTTTCCCCATTAAGGTCTCACCAATTATGGCTTTACCAATATAATTAGTACCTTCTTTTCTCAAAGAAACTATTCTGTGAGATATTCTATCACCGTTAATTTGTGGACCACTGGGGTGATTTAATTCACCATAAGCGCTTCCCGCATCAATTTGTTCTTTGATATATCTAGCAACTTCTTTATCCATAATTTCTTCAGGATAAATTCTACCATTTCTATTTTTTATATTAGATTGAAGGAAAATTCCTTCAATATACATATTCTTTGTACCATCTTCTTTTGATTCAGATATGATATTTGTTTCTTCTGTAAATTCAGAAATTAATTTCATAACACGTCTCCAACTTTTGTTTAATATTGTTACTTTTATTTATTACATCATTATAATATTTTAATGTTTTTAGACGTGTATCTAAATCTCCAGAATATAATTTTCTTATAATATAAGATTTATTATAATCTATATCGAATTTCTCGCAAATTTTCCTGATATTAAGAAAATTCTGAGTTCCATATGTTGTCATAGAATTTTCTTTAATACTAAATTCGAGTATCGAGATAATTTTGGATAAATTGAGTTTAATTAAATTTATAGGTACACATTTAATTAAATTAATAAAATCTCTATATTCTGTGAAATTCCAATCCTGTAATTGATAGATTGAAAATAGTTTATTTCTACTCAATTTTATTGATTTAGTATAATCAATAAAATCTTTGAGTGATTCAAATTTTCTATCTTTAAATGTTATCTCTTTTTTGAGTAATTTCGAGCTATTGTGTAAATTACTAAGTGGGTCTCGCCACCTTTCCTTCTGTTTCAAAGATTTTTTAAGACTTACTTCTTTTCTATTCTGTGAAATTTTTTGAACTTTACTTCTTTTAATTTTAGAATCAGATGTATTCAATTTTTCTTTCATTAGAATCGAATGATTATACTTCCATTCCACACTTCTCTTTGTTCCATAATTCCCATTAAATTTTCCGAAACTTATATTCCCGTGAGGTCCATTACAATTGGCATAAGACTTATTAAAATATCTTGAGTTTGTTGGAGCTTTTACTAGTCTTTGGAAATATGATTCCATTTCCAATAAATCGTAATCTTCGGGTTGTTTTCTTTCATATAGAATTTCTTTTTTGAAGTTTTGTGGATTGTTTTCTGTTTCTTTTTTCCACCAATTTTTATATAATTTGCTATTTACAGATCCAAAATATTTTTCTAAATCTTTAGATGTTGACCCAATATAATAACATGGAAACTCATCATTTTTTAGAAATGGTATATATGTAATTAAATATACTACTCCAAGTGGCATAGATTTTTTACCTAAAGATTTCGGTAAATTATATTTATCGCGGGGAGTTTTTTCTGTGAATAATCTAAGATTGTTAATCTTTAGACTTTCATTTAATATACTATTAATGGCCGAAACGCTAATCATAATATTACTCTGTACCATCTTCTTTTGCTTCAGTGACATATTCAAGATCTTCAAAGATTTCGGTGATTAGTTTCATTGTAGTAAATCCAATTAGTTCTATAAGTTATTTATTAAAATCCGAATTTTACACCATGTAGATAGTACGATGGGGGAAGCTTCATATAGTTCTTCTTAAGTTATAATGAACTGCGCCAAGAATTTACTGAAGATTTAACTATATTAGCAAATTCTATATCACCTGATGCAGTAAGATGAATTTCATCACTTAAATAGTAAGTTCCCCCCACCTCCATCTTGGAGTGCTCTGCTGCCAATTGTAGCAGAGCCACCCACATCACAAAGATGTACTCTAGTTTGTGATTCTATCCAGCTAGACATTTCAGAATTAACGAGTAATCTTTGAATTTCCCAATTACCTCTACCCACACTATCCGTATTCTGTGGTAATAACGAATACCACAACACATGTACTCTATCATGAATAGCTAATGCCTGGGATATAAGACTTTGAACCCTTATACAGTATTGTGAAGATTTTTCTGAATTAGTTCCAGAATATCCATCTATAATATCCCAATCATTTGTTCCTATACATAAGTGATATAACGCATATCTATCATTATCGCACGCATATAAGAGACCAGGTGCATCTGTATTATTGAATCGAGTTGATTCAATATCATTAATACCCTCACCTCCGACTGAGGTATTCATCATAAACATGTTTCGACCGGGTGAGAAGTAATTATCTGCTGTAACTAGTTGTGACCAATCCCCCGTTGATCTTTGAGCATTACTATCTCCAGAAATTACATGAAAATCTGTTATAGTTGATAGAGAAACATTTTTTTGATTTAATCTAATTCTTAATTCTTTTACTACATTAGAAAATTCTAATGGTGATAATAGTCTATCCCATAATATGGTATAATAATAATCTCCTGGTGCTAATAATGATCTTAAGTCTGATACATTTGACGTATTAAATCCGCCTACAGTCCATCTAGATACACTCAGTCCCGTAAAAGATGATGACTCTTTCAATACAGGGATGGAATCATTCCATACAAAATTTGTTGTTGAATTTCTTCCATTCCCAGCAATGAAAATTCCATCACCAGATATGTTGAAAGCATGAGCTGATCTACTACTGTGACCAGTGAATATGTTAATTTCGCCTATATATGGCGAAGTTCCATCAACAATTATACATGTATTAGTAGTGTTACCGCCCTCGCCCGGGTGATAGTTTATTATATGTTGAGATGAAGTATTAGCACTATCAATACTGTTGACGGTTAGTATTGTGTATTCTGTGATCGATCTTTTTTGTGGGAAAATCGGATCGAAAATTAACATACCTGAGTTAAGTCCGGTAGTATCCACACTATTGGCACCTGACGGTAGTGAATTAGCTAGAGAAAATGCTCTTCTACCACCAGTAATCACCTCAGAAGACCAAGATGGTATAGATGAAGAATTACCAGAATATAATTGAATTCTATCTATAATAATATCGGAGCCCGTCGTTGGTAATCTTATGGCAATATCATTAACTGGGTTTGTCATTTCTCGAGTAAATGTTGTAGCTGAATCATTAGATGTGTTAGCCCAATCTAAATCTTGTACAGTCCCAGAAGCATATGATGCAGATGACCCATAATTTATAGTCCAGGATCCACTTCCGGGTGTTGATCTTGCTCTGAATCTTAAAGTGTAAGTATTACTTGGTAGAGCACCTGAAAGAGATGATCTATGTAAGTATAAAACTTGATTTACTGCATTGGATACTAATCTTGTTGAATTATTTGTTATTCCAGATGGATCAGTAACATTAGCATAAAAATTGGTTCTGAGTGGAGTCGTTTGACCACTTTCATTTACTATGGGACCTGTAGGAAATGCTATTATATTTTCAGATGGTGTTCTTGAATCATTAAGATTCAAGGCATATTTACCCGATGAATTGGCCGATGTAGACCAATCAATTAGAAATATAGCATCAGATAATAATTGAGAACCAGCCGACACGGAAGATAAATCTACACCC